CTACACCTTCACTTTCATCCAGTCGAGACCGCGATCGTTATGATACTGCGCTGTCATCCTGTCTGATGAATGACCCAGTAGCTGCTGGGTGTTGATGCCTTGCTCGTCATACAGACGCTCCGAAAGAGAACGCTGCTCGTGAAAGGTCGGCATTGTTTTTCCGTCCTTCACGGAAATGCCCGTGCTATCGATCGCGAGCTTGAAGGAGACGCTAAGGCTGTTCTGGCCAACCTGGTCGCTTGCCTTCACATTACCGCTTGATGTCACGTGATGAAGAAGCCAAGGGCTAACTACCCGATCCCTACATCGCTTAATCACCTGCGCCAGGGTGATATCCAACATCTCGCAGCGTAGCGAGAGCGGTATAGCCAGTTTCGCCCCTGTCTTTTGCTGCTCAACGTGGAGATGGCCGTCCCAGACATCAGAGAACTTCATTTTGGCGATATCACCGCGGCGCTGCCCGGTTACCACTGCCAGAAGCATGGAGTTTTGGACGTAGGGTGCCATATTACCGGCCGCTTCGAATATCGCCTTCCACATCTCAAGGTTCAGTCGCGAACGGGTCACCCGGACAGTGACTTTTCTTGTGGCCAGCGCCGGGTTATACCCAGGCTCAACTTCACCTGCGTGCTGCGCCTCTCTGAACAGATCAACCCAGACGCTACGGAGTGTTTGCGCCATTCGTGCTTTGCCCCTGGCTTTATATTCATCGGTGATGGCCGCCAGCATTTTGGTGGTGACTTCCTGAATGGCAATGTCTGGCATCCTTTCAGCCAGCACGTTGGTGCAGGTCCTTCTGGATTTAAGCGTATTGATTTTTATCTCCTTATTGCTGAGTCGCTCCTCCTGAATTTTCAAATACCGTTCGATCCATACGCGCATCCGCATCGATTTCTTTGCGTTAACCTTCTTATGGCTGACCATATCGATCAGGGCAAACGACTGAGCAGCTTCCTGCTGCGCCAGCAGTCGATTCAGTTCAGTGGCGGCCAGTCTGGCCGCCTCCTGATCGGTACCAAAACCGATAAATTGACCGGTTAAAGGGTGCCGGTATTGCCAGTAGGTTTTGCTGTTGCGCTTATCCAGCTTGCAATAGAGATTTGGGATATCAACCCTGTGATTACGTGGTCTGGCTGCCATTAATTACTCGCTCCATAAGCGTCTTCACCGCTTTCGGCATGCGTGGTGGTAGAACCGGCGATGCGAGCAAGCCAATGAATTTGGCCTCTTCATCGATAACCCATCGCCGGCCTTGTTTCAGCGCCCTTGGGATTGTTTGTCCTGTTTTTGCAATCCTGTGCAGCGACGCTCGGGATGGTGGTTGCTTAAAGCCGTTAGGACCGGAAGCCCAATCTTCTAAGCTGACGAGCTGCCCCATGAAAACCTCCAGTTTGATTAATATGAGCCATCAAAGCCCGGTATGGTGATATTTCAATATCAGGCTGCCTGCCCGGGTAAGGATCGTAGGCGGCGCATGCCGGTCATCGCTGTGGCCACGTAGCTCGCCTTACGATTCACCACTTCAACCCAAACTTTCACACCTTCAACTCTCACGGTGTAGGTCTCTTTCATCTTGCTTCGCCCGTAATTGCCGTAACGCCCCTGATGAGCGGCGAGTGCTATGTCGCATGCCTGACGAGCCAAAGGGGATTGCCTACTACCTCGATTAATCAGTCGCATATTCTCTCCTTAAGAGAGGGTTTCCCCTCCCGGTCTCCCTAAGCCACGTATTCCGGTTTCATATCCGCTAGGGTGATGCTGAACTGATCGTGAAGTTCCTCGCCCAGATGACGTTTTGACGATGCCAGCACGCGCTCAGCTTCTTCGAATCGCTCCGCCGCGCCCGGTTCATCTGGTGAAGGCAGTGTGTTGATTGCTGCTTCGACCTTGTTACGTGCATCCACCAGGTAGTAGCGCTTCACGGCTTTGTTTTTGAGTTCGGTGAAAAGAGCCGAACCTAGCGTGACTTTGATGCTTTCGATGTCTGCGCGAAGTGCCTTTGTGCAGTCCACATCCTGAGCCGTCTCGATTCTGTCACGGAAGTCATCGGCCAGGGCGTCAACATTGACGGCTGATTCTTTCGCAGTTTGTGTAGTTGTTACGGTGTCACCAGATATTTCCGTGAGGCTGACACGCTGCGGCGCCGGGTTAATTTCCTTCTCTGCAGGTTGATCAACCTCATCCTGGCTGTAAACGCCGAGAATGACTTCAGGGCAGTAAAGGCGAGCCCAGTACTTCACTGCAAGGTATGCGATCTGTTGCTTGGGCGCCGTTTTCCACAGCGGAGAATTTCGGGTCGAAACATCAGCCAGATAAATTGGTTCGCTCCAAGTGATTTCCTTTTCACCGCGCAGGACTGCACCGACCTCAATGTACAGACCCAACTCATCGCGGTTTTCTTTCTTACCGGCGATCTTTTCCCAGTCGCCGCCATATTCATAATGAAAGCGACCCACAATGGCGTTGGAGCTGGATATAACCGCATTAACCAACTGCGCTTCGTAGCCCAGCACGCCGTTTACAAGGTGTGTTTTCTGTGCAACTGCGTACGGATTCATGCCCCATTGCATAGCCTGCATAACGATTGCCATACAGTCGGCAGGTTTACCGACCAGGTGTTTTGGAACGGTAACGGCGGACTGCGCCATCAGCTCAGCAAATGAGGTCAGTTGACCCAAAGCCTGTACGTTAAACACAGCATTGCTGGCAGAAATGGTGTTGGGTGCCTGCTGCTCCGCAGTTACGATATTTGTGTTTTCCATCGTCATTCCCCTTATGCCTGAGTGCGCAGCGCTTCAAGGCGGCGCAGGTCGAAGTCGTTTAGTTCGTCGGTGTAATCGGCGGTGATAGGCGCTGGCCATTCGCCAGTGTCGAAGCCGGTAGCGATGGCGCGCATGGATTTGCGGTACTCCAACATGCCCAGCTCCAGCAGTTCTGGGGATGCCTCAATGATGGCGATCCAGTGGTAGTTCTCGTCTTTGTTGACGAAAATCCAGAAGAACTGATCCAGCCCCGCGGTTTCGCAGTACATGGCCGCGCTCAGGTGGTAATCACGGTCGATGATTTCGCGGTGAAGTTTGGCGCGAAGTCCTTCCTGCTTAATGTTCCACATGCTGATGGTTTTCAGATCCGCGCCAATACGCACGCCGTCCAGGTCGATTTCGAGGTCAGGGCGCACGCGTACTTCAAGCCCGGTCTCTTCGTCAAAGCCGAAGTAGCTCACCTCAACGGCGCGGCTAGGGTGTTGGAGCAGCATCCCGGCGGTTGGGTGCGCCAGAAGGGCTGACTGAATAGCCAGCGCGGTCGTCAGCTGCTGGCGCGTCACCAGAATCTTGTCGCCCGGGTTGTCGCGCCATGCATCCAGCAGTTCGTCTGCAAACACGGCATCCGGTTTCACGGATTTCACGGACTGCATCAGGTCAGCTTTGGTTCCAGATACTTTCAGCGGTGCCGGCTTCTGTGTTTCCTGTGCGACTATGTCAGGATTGACGGTCGCCAACTGCTCGAGCAAGGCATCGCGGCTGCCGCTGGTTTTCACCTGCGATGGCAGGGTGGAGTTATATTCTTTGATGCAGGCTTTCATCGCCGTGGCGGTTTGTTTCTGTTCTGCTTCGATACGCTGAAATTCAGCTGGCAGCGCCATGTAACTTTGAGCCGTTTCTTCAAGCGATCCGCCAAGCGAGACCTGCGGTGGCAGGGTGCTGTTATGCGCTTCCAGCAGGGCTTTAATTTCGTCAGCGCTCAGCAGTGCCGGTAGACTGGCGTTATACGTATCGATGAACTCGCGAAGTGTTGCAGTCGTGGTAAAGGCACTCTCCGGAATCAACGGTCCAACACTAAATTCTTCATCCAGATTTTCAGGCTGAAGAGCCAGTGCATGCACAAGGTTGCCCATATCCAATACTTTGGAAGGTGCGCGAGGGATAGTTTTGGCTACGTGACGCGCGTTGAAATACATCAGACTCACTCGCGCATCTTTAACCTGCGTCGAGCTGATGCCATTCGCCGCGTGATAGACGTCATTTGGCAGTCCTTCATAGCGGCCCGGTTCGAAGTAAGCCGGATATTCTGGTTCGGCCTGTTTCGCTTCTGGCTCGTTTTGTACCGGTTCTGGCGCGTTCTGGTTTACAAAATCGCTGTTTTGGCTGACTGAATCATCTTTTTGGTTAACATCTGGCTTATTCTGGTTCGCGAGGCTTGGTGCCGCGGCGGCAAGCACCTCAGCTGGCGCTAGGATATTTGCTTGCGGATCAGCTGTAACAGCGCCTTCGACTGGTGGTACCGCATCATTAATTTCGACTTTCTCTGGCTGAGCCTTTTCCATCTGCACATTGCTGGTGGTCTCCTCATTAAACGATGTCCGGTCATCTTTTTCTGTTGGTTTTTCATTCATCAGACCATCGATGGAGAACACGCCGCTGCCGAGATTTTCAACTTGCGGTTGCTCTAACGTAACTTCAGTTTCGCTTAATGGAGCAGGTAGGGGCAGTAATTCCACAGCAACATTAAATTCAGCCGTCATAGTCTGGTTAACGAACTCAAGATGAGCTGCTGGCGTTCGGTGGATGTTCTCGGGCGCGATGCGAATCAGGTTAAAAATTGCCGCGCGGTTTACCGCCAGAATGCCCGGCTGATTGCGCAGGATGGCGCTCCATGACTTCCACGGTTCTTCTTTTTTCGCCACGACTTCTTTGGCTCGACGATGGATGCTGCCTGGTATCTCCAGATGGTTGAAGTCCATCGGTAGCAGGGCGCAGGCAATTTCCAGATCCAGAGTGTCCAGTGTATGGTGCGCACCTTCGCCTCGATCGGTGACATAACCGCTATCGGCATTCGTACCGGAATCGGTGCGCTGAACATTGCTAATGCGATTGCCAGCGGCCCATTCGCGTACAAGAATGCCGCGGTCAATGTGGTCGGTATTGAACCAGGTGCTGAAGAATTGAATTACTAGTGACAACTCGACACGTTTTCCATCTACAGGGAAGATCGTTTTAAGGGCGGTTATGACCTTCCAGAAATCGAGTTCGTGGGCCGTTTTGAAAGGCTCAACGTTTTCAGCCGCCATCAGCATGTTTTGCACGTAGCTGTTATCAACATCCATCTCGAGCTGCTGAACTGCTTTCTTTTGTTCAGCATCGATGTGGTAGGCATATTCGTCGGAAATAAACTGCGCGAGGATCCGCTGACGTAGTGGAAGCGTAGCTACGGTGATCAGCTCAGGCGTCTTTGAAGTGGCGTCTTCTCCTACGGAATCTGCCGCTGGTTTTTTGTCTTGGGCCCATTTGCTTACGGTCAGGCCGCGAGTGTCCACATCATTAATCCACTCGTTAATGAATTCTTCAAATGTGGCAGCGGCATATAACTGATCAAGGTCGAAGACGGTTTTAATAGCGCGGACAAGTTTCCATTCTACATGGGCAGAAAGCTCTTTGACGGCAGGAGCAGCAGCCATGGCTTGCACAAGGTTCTGGACGAAGAGGTTGGTTTCATCATTCTCCATTTGTCCGATCTGAATGTGCTGCTCTTCGCTTATCTCTTTCAGTTCATCGTCATTAATCAAGTGAGCAATGATGCGTTGCGGGAGACGCAGACGAGATATCGGGCGAAGCAATTCTTCCTTTTCGTCGTGAGTAACCGGGGTTGATTCTTCCTGCTGTAACTTCGCTTTCCAGGTGCGCTGGTCTTCATCCAGTTCGTAACGCTTGCACCAGGTGTAATCCACTGTGCTTTCTTCCGGTAGGTCGTCATAGACCGGAAAATCGGTGCGGATTGGCTTCTGAAAGTCCTTACCACGCCCAGTTTCAATGCCAGCATCTTCGAGCTCAACATCGAGCTGCAGATTGGCGCGAGCTTCGGATTTCGCAGTGAACCAAACCACTGCGTCGTCTTTGCCGGATTTCTGCGTAGCTTTAACTACATAGAAAAATTCCATGTGAGATCCTCTTTTTTGGATGTAAGATCCCTGGGCCAGAGATAGCGCCCTTAGGGTGAACTTTGGTTTTGTTTAGTTTTCCGGTGGAACTTTGGTCGGTGTCACCGGACGTACAGGCCGCCTTGCGCGGCTTTTACGTTAGCTTTCGTGGGCCATCTGGTCGTACGAAGCACAACGTTCAGAGCAGTATTCTTTTTCTTTGCGCGCCAGCTGTGAACCGTTGCGATAGAGAAGGGTACTTCTGACTAATTCTTCCGGTTCAACCGGCTTGCCGCAGTACCCACATTTCGTTGAGTTACACATCTGGATTCCCCTTTTGCGCCAGCAGATAGCACAGGCGGCGAAGAATCACCTCGAAGAAATTCAGCTTTACGGCCTGCTGCCGTGATGGTTTACGTGCGTAATCAGTCACTTTGATCTCCTTGTAATGCCTGTCTTTTGACCACACCAGGCTCGGTGGATCCTGCTGTTCCCCAACAACAAGGATTCGTTTAATCTGGATATCCCCAACAAGAAGAAGAGTACTCGAAGTGATTGCTGAACTATCAGCGGCCATGGCCGCTATAAAGGAGACTGCTGGGCTAGCCAAAGTCATTAATGACGCAAAAACTGACGCGGAGGTCAAAGCTGCAACTATCGAACTTCAGAGCAGATTAATTACACTTCAGGCGGAGTGCTTCTCTCTTTGCGATTTGATTCGTCAGCGTGAGGAAGAGGCAATACTTCTCAAAGCAAAAATTGCAGAGTACGAAGACTTTAGTTCCCAGACAGAAGGTTACGTTCTTAATCAACTTGATTTCGGTTCTTTTGTATATTCCAAAAAAGAAATTGTGGGTGAGGAGCAGGTAGAAGTGCATCTTTGCCCACAATGTCATGCCAAGCGTCAGATATCGATACTGCAACCAACTGGTGAAGCCTCTTTTAATAGCCATACAAAAAAATGGTATTTTCAATCTCGTTGCCATAATTGTGACTCCGTCTATAGCATGAACGTTTCAAACTACAATCCTGAGATTTATGCTCCCTGGTCTTGAGGATATTCAGATTTTTAAAGAGCTAAGCGTCCTTTGGGGTGCTTTTTTTATGCCTTATCGCCGGCCAGCGGAACGTTGAACCTGATGCGCGTTAATCTCTCCACCTCATCCGACTCTTCATATGCCGTCGGCGGCTACTTCGTGGGCTCCATGCCTGGGTGGTTCGTAGTGCGTCTTGGTATGATGATATTAAGCCTAGAGCTTAAAAGATGTCAAGCCGGGGGTGAAATTGTTTTGTAAGTTTTAGGCTTAAAAGTAATGAATGTTCAATACCTAGGTAAAAGGCAGATATTTTGTCCGGGCAATATTCAGAAATTGGGGGGGGGGGGGGGCGGAAAGCGTTCAGGAATGGATATAAAAAAACCGGCTTTTTAGCCGGTTCTTTTTAAGACATTGATTTTAGTTTTTCAATGTTTAGAGGGAACTTGATACCAGATAGTCCAACGCTAGCAAAAGCCAATGCTATTTTTCGTCTAAAATCAAGATAAACAACATTTGATAAAAATTTAGCTCTTGCTTCTTCACTTTCACCAAAAAAGTAATCAGGTTCTTTAACTTTGAAACGGTAAGTGATGACAATCTCTAAGCATAGAGGGTTTTTCTTTTCTTCTGGAATATCATTTACTTGGCTCTTACAGCCAATCAGCAAGAAACAATCGTTATTTTCTTTATCATCATTCATTCCTATCTCTAAACTAAACCCGAGATTGATACTTTCTTCCTGAGGAATAGCATCATGAATAAAATCAATGAACTGTTTGTTGGTACTTATAGCCTGTAACTCAAAGCTATTAACAAAATTTAACATGGTGATACCACTTCCCATCCTTGTAAATTGACCCGTCTAAAAGCGTCTTGAGCATTCAAGGCTCTTCCTCCAAAGTCATCAGAATCTGTTTCATCTAAGACAACGTTGAATTGACCCTTTTTAGAGTAAGAATATCTAGCATTCTCAAGTAATTGCAGATGGTCTCGAGGTCCGGTCAGGGCTTGTACGCTTCTCTTGAGCTCCTCAAAAAGTGAGGTCTTTATGTTTGTTTCTTGCACGGCACGATATGAGGTGATACATGTCAAAATGTAAGAATTTAGACTTACTCCCTCTTGTTCAGCATACAAAATGCAGTTCGCATGCACTGATTTAGGCAGTCGGAGGGTAACCCTTCCTGAAACATTAGCTTCTTGGAATACTTTTGGAGAAGGGAATGGCGTGCCTTCTGCGAGACACATTTCTTGGCCCACAGTTAACGTGTCGATAGCAAGATTATATGCGTCCTCCCGGGTGTCTCCAAACTCCATGATATCAGGGAGTTCCTCAACTCTCGCAACCCAGTAGACATCACCATCCATGCGTTCTTTTCGAACGGAAATGGTATATTCTTCTGCGTTAAACATGATTAATCGCCTTATGTATGATTTCTAACTCTTCTTTGTATTTTTTTAGAGTATAAAGTACGGTGCGTCCATAGCAGGGCTTTACAGCCTTTGCCGTACCATGCCCACAGTCGATCCCGATTGTGCGAAAATCACTCACCTTGGAAAGGGCTGGATGAGTAATCACTTTGTGATTTGGGCTCTTACCAGCTTTTACGGTGAAACCGAGTTCTTCAAGGTAAAAAATCAAACCTGTACGTGTACCACAGCCAATGTCAGCAGTTCTGCGTGTCAAGTCTTCAATGATAAGTTCAAGTCTAGTCATTTTTCTATGCTTATGATAGATGACACTACATATGGTGTCATTCTGAAAATTGTAATTTTCTGCACAGCACTATGTTTTAAGAACAGATCTGTCAAGTATGGTCAATTAACTACTGCTTTTAATACGTCCTTTCATGTACTTCTCGTAAAGCTCATCCAGCTCTTTTAATCGGAGCGAGAAGATACGAAGCATGTTTTGTTGCTCTTCTTCTGGCAATTGACGGTAAAGCTCAAGTAAGCGCTGTTCGTCAGGCTTGAGTCCGTCTTTTTCGCCGACATCTTCGCCAAGCAGCCATGGCACCGATACTCCAGCTGCCTCAGCAACTGCGAGTGCAGATTTTTTGCTGATCACTCCTTTTTTAAACCAACCATTAACAGATTGCGGGGTGACCCCTGCGATCCTGGCCATGTCAGATTTAGTCATACCTCGCCCGTTCAGTTCTGAAAGGCGTTCGACAAGTATCGGATTGAGTAAGGTTTTCTCTTTCATGAATAGAAGAATAAGCCTTTTGCATAAACTTGGAAATTCGCCCTGGACTTGACATTTATATAAGTCTTGGGCTTAATTTGGTGAAACTCATATCGGGCACAACTATGAACGGATTAACAAAAGCCATTAAGTCTGCTGGTAATGCTACAAAGCTTGCAGCCATGTTGGGCATTAAATCAATGTCAATTAGTCGTTGGAAAAACCGATACAAGGGAGTAGTTCCAGCAGATCGTGTCCTTCCAATTTTCAAAATAACAGGCGTAACTCCCCACGAACTGCGCCCAGATCTCTACCCAAACCCCACCGACGGTTTACCTAAACAGGAGCCTTAACAATGCAAACTGTTTCATACCAACAGCGTAACAAAACTTCGGCTAACCCTCTGATATTTCCATGTCATCAAAGCGACGTTCAGAGCCAGGTTATTGAACCGCATGCTATTTGCTCAGCGGTTCGTGCATGGGCGGCAGTTGAAGGGCGTATATCTGTTGCGCTTCAAATCCAAGAAGCGGCAAAAGAACAGGATTTGGATGGCGTTGATCTGTCTGGCCAGGCTGATGTCTGGAACGTGAAGCTTTTCCGATGGCTCGATAACAAGGAAGACTCCGCATCGTATCGATCAAACATCAAAAAATTGGTGCCAGCGATTATGTCTGTTTTACCGCTTCGATTTCGTGACCGCGTCATTAAGAACGACTCGTTTGCCTATCGCATGGCCAGGCTGGAAAAGGAGGTAAGTGAGGCTAAGCAAGCGCTAATGCTCAATGCACCGAAGAAGGAAAAGCTGAAGGAGTTAGGTGAGGGGATTTTCGAAATGTTCAGAGTCGATCCTGACCTTACTGCGCCGCTGTTTGCGATGGTATCAACCATGCTGGGGGTAATGTGAGGACTTCAGAAAAGGCGAAAGCCGCGGTGCCAGAACACCAACGGCTTTCAGGTGCAATAACTGTGCGTAATTGCGGAGATGAGTATGTCAAATACCGCTGAAGTTATCAACTTTCCAAACAGAACTGAACAACCGGGAGGTCGTATGGCCGACCTGTCGAACGGGTATACCAAGGTCGCGAACGAGATCCAGAAACTAAAGCCTCGCCTGAAAATGTCAGGTCGGGAGTGGCAGTGTTTTGAAGCGGTGATCTGGCTTACCTACGGCTGGAACAAGAAACAAGACCGCGTGACAAACACAGTCATCGCCGAACTCACCGATCTGAGTGATTCGCACGTTTCAGATGCTCTGAAATCACTCGCAGCGCGCAAAATTATCTTTAGTCAAAAGCAGGGCGTAATGAAAATTGTCGGTATAAATACTGACCTTTCTGCCTGGATTTTGGACAAACCGAAAACGGGAAAAGTCTTCCCGAAATCGGGAAAAGTGTTACCGGAATCGGGAAAAACCTTCCCGAAAACGGTAGACACCCAAGACTATAACAAGAACAGTATTAAAAGATCCTCGTCTCGGAATTCTGACGAATCCCGAAACCAGAAAACTCAAAATTTTCTCTCTCGCAATCCAGAAGCCGCCGCCGGGATATACACACCGGCAGGTAAATCATGGGGATCCGGTGACGACCTCAAGGCCGCTCGCTGGATTTACGACAGGCTTCTCACCGTCAACGCATCGCTGACTGAACCGAACTGGGCTGAATGGGCCAACACCATCAGGCTGATGCGTGTCCAGGACAGGCGCACGCACTATGAAATTTGCGATCTGTTCCAGTGGGCCAACAGAGACGAGTTCTGGAAAGACAACATCCTGAGCCCCTCAAGCCTGCGAAAGCAGTGGGATCAACTCACCACCAAACGACTGCGCGCAACCGGAACGACAAATCCATCCCGGGCCGGTATCGACTTGCAAAACACTGACTGGATTGACGGGGTGCTGGAATGAATAACCTTGCAGAAAACATTCGCAATTTTGACCTTGAACAGGCCCGGCGCGTGGCACATGGCATGCCCGAACAGTACAGCGAACGTGAGCAAACGCATCAGGTGGCGCAGATTATCAACGGCCTGTTCGTGCAGCTCGCTGCCGCGTTTCCAGCCAGCTTGGTCAATCGCAGCCAGGAGGACGTGAACGAGATCCGCCGTCAGTGGGTGCTGGCCTTCAAAGAAAACGACATCACCACCATGGAACAGGTCGATGCCGGAATGCGAATGGTGCGGCGTCAGGATCGTCCATTCTTGCCGTCGCCTGGCCAGTTCATCAAGTGGTGCAGGGAAGGGCGCTGTGTGCTTGGAATTACCGCGGCTGATGTCATGGACGAATACTGGAAGTGGCAGAAGCTCGTTTTTCGCTACACATCCAGCGAGCAATATCCATGGCCAAAACCCGTCCTGTATCACATCTGCATTGAGCTGCGTCACCGCAGCACGGAGGGACAATTGAGTCGACAGGAGTTGGAGCGACAAGCTGCCGATGTGTTGAACATGTGGGAAAGACGTGTGCTTGAGGGAAAACCGGTTCCTCCGGTACGGCGCGCTATCGCCGCGCCAGTAGCGCCAAAAGGTCCGACACCTGCAGAGATGCTCAAGGCGAAGTATGAGCGAATGAAAGCCGGCGGGAGGGTATAGCTGATGGCGAGACCTAAAACGCAGGAAGAACGTAGGTTGATCATCTCCTGGATTATTGCGCTGGTAAGAAAATACGGACATGCCACGACCAAAGATGTCGCGGCTATGTTTGCGGCATGTTTTACTCGACAGATGGTCTGCAATGAGCAGTGAGCGCACGTTGATAGAACCGGATTGTGGTTAAAGCCAAGTAATTGATTGGATTAGCGAGATGCTTAAAGTTTGGGAATTAAAACAGAGAAAGTAGTTCTGGAAAGTGTGATATATAATATCAAATTAAATGACTAATTTTGGCGCTAGCTGACGATGGAGTGTACGGATGTTGACTGACAAACAAATTGATCAAGCAAAGAAAACAACACGGTACAGTCTCGGTGATGACATTGTTCATGAACACAATGACTGCATTCGCATGGCTTATGAATGGCTTGATGCTCAGAAGAAAATTAAAGGGCCAACCTCCAAAACCTATGCGCTTAAGCACATGATTGAGAATTGGTGTGGTCGATACATTTCAACATCTGATGTTGATGTGGCAGCCCACATGCATACAGAAATACATGGTCAATACCCACACTTCAATTTCAGTGCTCGCCTGACGCGTCCTTCCGCGGATCGCCTCACAGGAATTGGTGAGGCGTTTACGCAGGGATACCACCTTAATAACTCAGATCGCTATACCTACACGGAGTAGCCAACTAAAAGATCATTCAACCCGACGCCGCTTCGCGGCTTAATTCAGTCGTTAGATTTCGATCTTTCTTTTGAGGAAATTTTTCAATGGCCGATTTGGGTAAAGCTGACTTCGTGAAGTTTCCGCTTTTGGCTGTGAATTCAACCGATGGATGCAACACCGCGCCCTGGCGGAAGCCAGATTAACCAACGATAAAGATAGTTTGGTTAGCGCCAGAACCTGACAGGTTTCCATAAGTATGAAAATTAGATCGGGTTTGACCTTATATAGTCGAAAATAAAAGGGCGGCGTCAGCTACCCTTTTGCTTATGAAAACAAAACTCACTTCCTATTCGTCATCAAGGCCAAGAGTGCGAAGAGAGTTCATTGCTTTTCCACACTCAGATGAGCCATGACGCAGACCATCGGAAATTGCTGGTTTTAAAGCACTGATGCCGGTTACATACCCATGAGCCGAGCCATCATTGTAACCTTGGGCGTAGAAAATTGTTTTTGTTTGACTCAGCATGTGCTCAAACTGCTGAGTCTGCTGCGCCAACATTGTATTAAAGGTATCCTGCATCATCTGGTTGTTTGCAGCCAGAATTTGTTGGAGTTGTTCTTGAGTCATTTTCATCTCCTTTCAGATTGCTGTGCCAACGCCAAAATCCTGACGCTGTACTTTCAGTTGTACCTGATAAAAAGAGTTACGCAACTTTAAATACATCAGCTGTATTCCGCACCGTTCGCTGATGCTGGCCACCAGCTGCATGGTTAACTTGACCGAATTTTCACATCCTGCAGCGTAAGGTTGTGTCTATGTGTAGTGAAAACCCAAACAGGATGCCATTACCGTGAATGTAAACAATTACCATGCCTGTGGCCAACCGATGAACAAAACACCATAAGCTATGAGTTTTGACTGTGGCGGCGATTGTATATGTTGCATGGCTTACTATGGTGACCCAGACGCAATTGAGATTGTTGAGAGACTTACTGGCGAAAAAGTCAATGTCTGGGAAAGATGATATCGTTCAAGTAAGGTTGAAGGGCAGTCGCGAGCTAGGTGCTGACAATTAACGCAGAGCTATTGCTGTGGTCAGAAAGGACTGGCATTTAACCTTATGGCAAAACGTAGCTAGTTTTAGAGGGGCGCCATACCTTTTATATCTGTTTTTAAGTCAACTTATCGTTGTAAAACTGCCTTTTAGCTTACAGTTCTGTCAATCAATTTGGTTGACAAGTGACTATGTCAATCAATTTGATTGACATTGATTCCTGATTAGAAAGTATCGTGTCAAGAATTATTTATCGTTATGCTAAATGAAAGAATACTTGAGGCATTAAGGTATATACTATGGAAAACAGATATATAGGCGTTATTACTGGCGACTTAGCTAACTCAAGTGACGGTAAAGAACTCGGTATTACGTACACATGATCTTTAGGTAGTTAAGTTGTCAGAGGACATCAGCCGAGAGTACAGCATCAGCCATACGCCATGGAAAGGTGGTTTCAACACGTCAGCATCCATTAGAGACTCTATTTTCAAGATACGGGTATCAAAATCGGCCGCTCTCTTCGACGAAAGGAGGTTTTCTCAAAGCGAATTGCAGACTAACACTGCAGAGCTATTGCTTAGGTCAGAAAGGGCAGGCATTTAACCTTATGGCAAAACGTAGCTAGTTTTAGAGGGGCTCCATTCCTTTTATACCTGTTTTAGTCAACTTATCGTTGTAAAACTGCCTCTTAGCGTACAATGCTGTCAACTAATTTGGTTGACAAGTGCCTATGTCAATTAATTTGGTTGACATGAATTACTGATTAGATAGTATCGTGTCAAGAATTATTTATCATCATGCTAAATGAAAGAATACTTGAGGCATTAAGGCATATACTATGGAAAACAGATATATAGGCGTTATTACTGGCGACTTAGTTAACTCAAGTGACGGTAAAGAACGTGGTATCACGTACAGAGAGTTGGTGAATACGCTCTTGAGTGAAGTTTCCCGTCACGACTGGTACGGTGTTTCAAAAACCGAATTCTTCCGTGGCGACTCCTTCCAGATTACGATGGAATCTCCTCAGTCTATTCTTGAGGTAGCTGCGTACATCCGAACGTATCTGATTTCTCAGACAGATGTTCACGAGTCCGAAAATCTGGATGCCAGACTTTCAATATCAATCGAAATGCTTAACAAATACTCTCAGCACAATGAAAGTGCATATGAGCAGGCATATGTACTTTCAGGTAAAAATCTTGAATCGATGCATAAATCCAAAAAAATGGTGTTTAATTCAACGCAAAGAAATTTTATGCTTCCGGTTTCTTCTATAACCAGCCTGCTGGACCACACAATATCGATGCTCTCTAAGCCCCAGGCCGAGATTCTCAGGGAAGCTCTAGACGTAATGGAGGTTAACCCACCGGAACTGGTTAAGAAAACACAAAAGACACGACAGAATATACACAAAATTATTGAGCGTTCAGGAACAGACAGGGTAATTGAGTCATTATTAAATTGCCGGAAATACATTACAGGAATAATTTAAATGTTCTATCTTGCACTTATTTTGATATTGGCACACCTCATTGCTGATTTTTACACTCAAAGCACTATTATGGTTGAGAATAAATCAGGAAAACACGGTAGGAATAAGGCCATTTTGGATCATATTACACATGTTTGCGAACATTATTTGGCTTTTTGTCTTGGGGTATTTATTTGGTTTTACTTAATGGGAGGCGACTTCTGTCATTTTGCCATTCCTGTATTGTATCTGGGTGCGACTTATGCAGTTATGCATCTGATAACGGACGTTTTAAAAGAACTTACAAAGAAAAAATTCGCTAATAAAGATCTACTCATCTTTTTGGCGGATCAAGTAATTCATTTGTCCACCATATTGATAATTGTGAGTATTATATATAAATTTGAGTTTTTAAAATTCACACCCATCAAAAATGAGCACATAAAAGGAATGGTCAGCATTATTACAATAATGTGTGGTTTGCTCATACTCCTAAGGCCTGTATCATTATTTGTTGAAAAATTCCTCAATATGGCAATGGCTGAAACAAAGATAACACATATCAAAGTAACTAAAAGCCATATTTCTAAAATGTTAGAAGAGAATCTTAAAGTAAAGCTTAATGAACTTATGGATGATACGTCATGTGCACCAACTTCTGTGAATAAAGTGTATACAGACTATAAGAACCGCGCAGAGATTATTGTAAGTGAAATCCCAAATGTTGATATAAGCATAGAATCTAAAGAAGCTTTTACATCAAATAAAGGGGGGCAATGGATAGGATATGTAGAGCGTGTAATGATATTTACTTTTTTCATGTTCGGGCAGTTTACAGCAATTGCGGCCATGATGGCAATAAAAACAGCATTTAGATTCAATGACTTGAAAGATGACAACGATAGTCATCGTTCCGAGTACATTATGCTTGGTACCTTTGTCAGCTTG